GTTTTTCAGAGTAATAACGTAATAGCATGGATACCAATAAATTATAACGTTCTACAGGCGTGGATTCGAGCATCAACAAAAATTTACTAGTGATAGCAACATAACAGTCTAGATCAACTTGAATATCATTTAAGAATTGTGCTAGATGTTCCTCAAAATGTTTCAAATGATAGAAACCTGTGTTGTATGCAGGTATACTACCCATAGGGTCCGTTGTGTTAATTACGCTATAGAGTACAGTGTACTCATCGCTTAGTTCTTTCGAAAACCATGGTTGGGATTGGTTTTGGTCGACGTTCTTTTTTGTTGTGCTTGCGCTTAGGTCTATTAGTTTGGTTGAGTTGTAATGCTGCAATTTGCTGTTGCAACTTTGCGATGGTTTGCTTGTCTTTGTTGTCAGAAATGGGTTTAATTGCTGCTCTTTCCCGCTTGGTGGTAGTGGGCACAACGACAGCTCTCTCAGTTTTTGGCTTCTTTTTGGAGATAAGCTCATTAACGAAATTGAGAGCATGTGGCAGTGCCGTTGCAAGAAAGGGCAGAAAAGCACCCATCGAATTATACTTTGATGGCATACCATCTGGCATTTCGTAGAATGTATCCATTAAAGCCTGCATTTCTGCCAATGATGGTTTCGGTGACATACGTGCGGTACCATTCCAAGGGCCGTTCCATACCGGTTGCGCTTCAATACCATAATAGTTTTTGATTGCAATTGGTGAAACGGCTGCAATGTTACTGGCATTTGGTGTTATTGGATTGGGGCTAATGCCTTGCATTCTGATAATTTGCCAGGTCATGTCTGAAGACCATAAAGTATCGCGCATAACCGTTCCTGTGGTTTCGCCGTCTGAAATTGGATCAGTAAGTTGTGTAAGGTGGTTTGATCCATCCTGACCAATAGTAAAAGCCCAGCACTCGTACAACCCTTTGGATGTCGAGTTGGTGTTGGACCCGGACATCCATTTGGGTGATAATGTATTGACACGGCTGACTACAAATGCTCCATTGATAAATTTATCCTGGTAAGATCGCATAGAATTTTGAGCGATCTGTGACGGTGTTGGTACGAGTGATATGGAATCACTCTCGTATCCGACTTTACCAAAATTGATAATCTGGAGATAATTGTTGGGATCTAGTTTCAAACCACGTGATCTAATCTTGCGTGTCTTAAACCAGTTCTCAATTATAGCATGGTGGAAATCGCTATGAGTTTCGTCAGCGGTGAATAAATCATCATTTTTTCGCAAATACAAATGGTCTAGTGCCAAGGTAAATAATTTGGGTTGTTCATAAGAAAACGTGGAGAACGAACCAGAAAACAAAATGTTGGGATTAAATTGTTGAGCCGAAATTATACCTTGGTTGTTGAAAGCTGTTACATTTGGGTACAAAGTGATGGATTTATAACAGGGTCGATACAAGTTGACTGTACTAGACCAATTCTGAAAGTCAAAATTGTCCTGTACACCAACATTACCAACGTCTTGGGTATAAACAACAGGTGAACCTGTACCACTATTGACTTGATAACAGCAACCAAACCACTTGATGCGAGCGCCAGTAGGTACGATTATAGAATAATCGGTATGTTTATCCCACGTATTTGTCGTATACTTGCCTGATGAATAATCAAAGGTCACAGGTGCTTTCAATACGTCGATGTTGCGCATATTGTAAATAACCTGTGTTCTAGCATCTTGTGTTGGTAATCCCTGAAATTCTGGGACAGTTGTAGGGGGATGCGTAACCTTACATACAAAAGCCTGTGATGGTGTTAAAGCTTTTCCATGTGTTTGTTCAGGCATAGATGTGGCATCTGACATGGGGTCAAAGTTCATGCTATTGTCTACTAATTCTGAAGCTGTATTCATTTTGTTGTTGTTGTTGTAATAGAATAATCGGAGTGATAATATGATGTGATATGTTATTTAATTAGAAAAAGGAGGACTCACTTACTCTGATAATTATCAGAGTAGGTGAGTCTGTTTTCAACCTGAATAAATTCAGCATCCTTGTAATCGGTATTGCTCAATTGTATCAGGTATTGATATAATAAACCCACCTGTTCCTCATTAATTGCAACTCCTTTATCTCGGTAATGAATGCATGCACAATCAATGCCAATCTTGTATTTGTCAGCAGTGTTAACCATACTTAGCACTTCTTTCAGGTTGACACGCGACTCTTCCCAAGATTCTTCGTTCTCGTAGACTTTACTGACCGCTTTGACTGATCTCCGTACTACGTCGGGGAAGAAACCATAGGGTGTCACAAAGTTAGCAATGAATTCGGACACTTTTTCATAGCTGATCTTCAACTTATACCCATGTTCCACATATATCGCGGTTTTTCTTCCCTGCACAACGGTCAGTTTTTTAGCACGTATGTGTGAGTCATCCCCTTTAAACGCAGCATAAAGCATTTCTTGGAATCGGTATGCATAACCTAGCACTGCCATGTTCAGTATGGTATTTCCAGTGATAGTTAACGGTTGTCCTGAATGTTGCATGTAAAGACCGTGCAACATGGAAATACCTTCACTGCATTGGTACAAGTTACACCATTCAGTGCGCATTTTCGCATAAAAATCAATGATCTTATGGTTAACACCCAACAGACCAAATAATTCCAATTCCAACTCCAGCATGCTTTTTGTGTGTGAAGTGTCCATTTCACTGAAATCACAGTTCACGTTTGTATATTTTTCGCTTGTGTACTGGTCTTTGTACTCTGCGAAAAATGTCGATAACTCAGCATCACTCTTATTGAAGGCCAGTAAGACATTTGATTTAGCACATTTGAACAGACATTCAGTTAAGTAACGTGAGTAAGCACAAAAAAACAAGTTCAACACTTTACTCCAGGCACTAACACCTTGGCCTGCTTTACCAGTTGTTTCTTTTAAACCGGTTGGGTCGTGTTTATCTTGTTTTTTCATGGTAAAGGTTATCATACGTTCCCTTAGACTCATTAACTCAACATCAAACATGTCAACTACGTTCTTGCGATTCACTATAGAGCCAATTTTCGTAGCCAATGTTTCAAGTTGGGACATTGGCATTAGCTCCAGATCTTCATCGTTTTCGTCTAAAACGTAGTAATCCACCATGGCATTCTCTTCATACACCAGATCACCTATAGCAGTGCGTTTACTCACAGTACCGGGTAAGTTTAAAACACGTCCGATATCAGTCGTGGCTGGTTTAATCTTCTTTTGCAGTTCAATGATGTAGTTCACGAAGTGTTTAGTTAAATTATCATTGTCCAGTTTTAGAGTTTTAAACTTTGCCATATCAATAAACTTAGCCAAACCACTTTGTAATTTCTCATAGTGGTCTGGTGCTCTGCTGGCGCGTGTAGTAGCGTACCGTGCGATCTGTGTGTTTAATGTGCCGAAGCTGTCCTTACTGTAATACGGTAAAACAAAACGCTGATCTGAAAGCTTACCGCCCGAAATACTCACATCTGTCGGGTGTAGTATGCCGTCGGAGATCTTCATTTTGGTACCGTCAATTTGTTTAAGTTTCAAAGGTTCAATGCGAATGTCCGCACAATGTGTGAAGTTCTTCTTAACGTTTAAGTTCATGAGAACATCAATAACGGATTCTTTGTTGGTGATAATGTTGGTGCTGTAACCTCTCCAAGTCCTCTTTACATCCTCAACAATGATCTGTGGTTCTGTAACTAAAGGTATGCAAGCTTGCTCTATGATCTCATCAATTGGAGCACCTTGAACGGTCAAAAGCACTTGTAACTGAGGTGAGCTTTTACCATAAACCAACAATTCGTCCTTGTGCCGTGAAGCACCCACATAAACCTGACGTATCGCAACTGTTTTGTCGATCGTTTGGACTTTACAGTAATCATCCAAGTATAATAGCACTTTGCTAAATGTCATACCTTGTGATTCGTTGACCGTCATACTTTTGTAACCTAAACTAGCCAGGTAACTTTTGCCGTCTTGAGTGAAGGCTAAAGCTACATCGACCGCATGATTGCTCAAATCTTTAATTGCTTTATAGGAGTTGACCACCTTTGATGACGTGCATGCATTTGGGATGTAAGTTTGTAACATACGCGTCACATCTTGCGGCAATCTGTGTGTCTCCGTCACATAATTGGTGAGTTCAAACTGTAATTTAGTGTGGTCCTTACAGTATGGTCCAATTTGCTTAGAGTCTCCCATAAGATGAATATGTTTGATACGACCATTAAGATGCATGGCGTAGTAATATGCAATGGCAGAAGGTTGCATTGCGAAACATTCATCAATATAAAGATGTCTTACTTTAACATTAGGGTTACGATGTAGGTATTGAATCAGTACGATATAAGTGTAGATTCCCTGCTTCGTCAGTGATCCTTCCGGCATTAAATTATCTGATTGTGCCCTAATGGGGCTAACAATCAT